TTCCGAAAGATGGCGGAAGTATTGAGCGCCGCCGGCTACAGCTTCGACGCCGATCACTTGAGCGTAGGACCGGCCGACCCACTGACCCGCCATCTTTCCGAGGAAGAAATCCAAGAGCGCCGCGACAACGCCGCCGAGGGTATACGACAAATCCGCGCAATTCAGAGCCAGCAGGACAAGGGGAAAACATGAGCCAATGGAAACCGATCACAAGCGCCCTTCTGACAGAACGGAGCCGGCGCCCTCTCATACCTCTGAAGAAACCCGACCCGAAGCCGGAACCCTCAGAGGTAGAAACCGAGCGCCGCGAAGCTCTGAAAGATGAAGCCCTGACCCTTCACGCCGGCGCCCTCTTTATGATGGCGCCCCACTCGGAAGGATAGACCAAACCCAAGCCCGGAGCGCCGGCCCCGCCGGCGCTCTTTTCCCCCGTCCCATAGCATAGGCCGAACCGCTCAGAGCCAGTAGCGCCCAACCTCAGAGCCCTTTTTAAGCCGAAACCGACAGAACCCGCTATAATCCCCGCATGGACGGGAAACCGCCAGAACTGAACAACCGACAGAGCGCCTTTGTCGAAGCCTACTCAGTGAAGCCCAACGCAACAGCCGCTGCAGTCTCGGCCGGCTACAGCCCGAAGTCAGCAAGGCAACAGGGTACTTGTTTGCTGGCTCACCCGGCCGTTGTTTCAGCTCTACGGGTAAGACGGTCAGCCGCCCTGGTGCGGTTAGAAGTCACTGAAGATATGGTCCTGGCCGAGCTTGCTGCCGTTGCCTTTTCTAACCTGGCCGACTTCGTGGAGTGGGACGAGGGCGCTGGCTCACTTGTTGTCAAGAGTAGCGCGGAGATCCCGAGGCACTTGATGGCGGCGCTTGAATCGGTAGAAGATCAGACCCTAACCTCGACCAACAAAGACGGGACTAGGGACTACGAGAGGCACAAGCAAAAGGTGAAGCTCTATCCCAAACTTCCAGCCCTACAGCTACTGGCCGAGTATTTAGGCCTGACCGATACCCTCGCCCCTAAAGTCATTGTCTACCTCAAGACGGGGATTGTAAGGCACTCGCCGGCCCCGATCCCGGTGAAGCCCGAAGCCCTACCGCCGGCCGACTCTGGCCAATAGTTTACATAATAGATTATTATCCGACTATCCCCGCCGTTGTTGACTATCAGCCGAAGCCGGTCAGGCTTTCCGAGTCAATGTCTATATGTAGTGACAGGCAGAGCCGCCGGCCGGACGACAGCCGCGAGCAAGACGACCAGCAAGCTCGAGCCGGAAAAGCCGGAAACCGACCCCGGCAAGGCTTTGGGGGGGGTGCCCCTTTATATATACTCTGGTGTCTGTTTCAAAAATTCTTTTCAAAAAAGCGACTATGCTCTTGAGTTTTTCTGGAGTATTCTTGTGTCATGGATATTCTGAGTTTGACGCCTGAGCAGTTGGAGGAATTGGAGAGGGCAGAAAGGGCGTTGGTGAGGTTGAGGTATGCGGTAGACGGGTTCTGTCGCAGCCAAGGGATCAGGGTTCCGATTATCTGGAGGAAAAAAAGTATGCTTGCAGAATTCGATTCAAAGAATCAGTTGAAGGATGGGAAGCCTCATGGGGGTTATGCGAAGGGGGTAGGGATGGATATATCGTGGCAGAAGGGGCCTCTTGGGAGGGGTACGGAGCGGAAGGAGCCCAACGGGGCATTTGTGGAGACAGTTATCGCTGCGGCCCTACAGCGGCTTGAGTTCTACCAGGACAGCGGGTTTTCGTGTTCCGAGAACGCGAGTGCGATTCATAATTTGAAAAGCGCGTTGGGGGTTCTGGACTTCAGGACACAGCAGCGAGAGGGCGCGGGGGTAGAGGGAACGCATGAACGCCGCCCTTGAGCTTCAGAAGCGGATCAACGAACACTACCGGATCCTCTACGGGCCATGAGGATCAGGTGCTTCTTCGGGTTTCACGAATGGCACTACGAGCCGAGCTGACAGAATTGGGATCGTCCGTATGGGAAATTGGTGTGCCGTGGGTGCGGGAAGGAAGGATGGAGGGATAGAACATGACCGAAGAAACTGACAACACTCTGATTGTGATGGTGGGCTTGCCGCGTTCCGGGAAGTCAACGTGGGCGAAGGCCCGGAATCTGCCTATTGTGAGCCCGGATGCGATTCGGCTGGCGCTTCATGGGATGCGGTTTCTGGCTATCGCGGAGCCGATGGTGTGGGTGCTTGCGCGCATCTTCGTGAGAGCCTTGTTCCTGGCGGGGAATAGCAGGGTGATCGTGGACGGGTGCCACATCAAACGGGACTACCGGGATGAGTGGCAGTCGGATAACGTGCTGACGAGCTGGAGAGTGGTGTTTAAGCACGTTCAGACGAGCCAACTGGTGTGTCTTAACCGAGCCAGGGCATTGAACGACTCGGAGATCATCCCCATCATCGAGAGGGACCATGCGCGCTTTGAACCGTTGGGAAACGATGAGGAACAGCTTGGGGCCGGGGTTTGAATGGGTTGGCTATATGTGCCGGGATTGAAGGAATCGGGCTTGGGCTCAGGATCGCTTGCCCCGAGTATCGAACGGTCTGTTACGTCGAGAGGGAGGCATATGCAGCGGCCGTATTGGTCAAGCGCATGGAAGAAGGGGGGCTGGATCCGGCTCCTGTTTGGGATGACCTTGCCACATTTCAGGGCCGAAGATGGCGTGGTGCTGTGGATATTGTCCACGCTGGCTTGCCCTGTCAGCCCTACTCCGTGGCCGGGCAACAGAAAGGCGATCAAGATGAGCGGTATATATGGCCTGAATTCTTCCGAATCGTCAGAGAAGTGCAGCCCCCCTTGGTGTTCCTCGAGAATGTCCCAGGACTCCTTGCCTGGTTTCGACCTGTCGGAGAGGAACTATCAGCGTTGGGTTACGAGTTTGAGGCGGGACTTTTTAGCGCGGCTGAAGTCGGGGCCGGCCATCACCGGCAACGGCTGTTCATCTTGGCGAAGTCCGGGGACCACGGACGGGGAAGGTGGGGTAATGGAAATGAGGGAGGGAGTGGATGCGCACTACAAACTGAGGGACGATGCGGCTCACTGGATGACTCCGACTCAGAGAGATTACAAGCAGGGTGGCCGGGAACATCAGCTTTCCCCCCAGGTCCAGGAGATCGAAGTGCTTGGGCCAGAATCCTCAGAGAGCGGCCCGAGCTTGCCCCGGCGATGGCCGACAGCAACGGAGGGGGACAGTCGATCGAGCGGCAGCAGGAACCTACCAGGATCACAAGCCCATCAGGGAACCAGCCTGACGGATGCCGTGGGCAGGAAGAAGCTCAACCCACTGTTCGTGGAATGGCTCATGGGCTTCCCTATCGGGTGGACCGCCTTCGAGCCAGTGGAAATGCAGTCGTACCTCTCACGGCAGCGTGGGCTTTTGAAAGCCTTGCAAGAAAGTTGGGGATAAAATGTCAGCCCCCCGTGTAGCGGCCGGAAAGTCAGGCACAGAGAGGCTTATCGCTGAAAAACGGCAGGAAGTGTCGCTTTTGCAGCCCTACGAGCCTTTCCCGAAGCAACAGGTATTCCACGACTCACCTTCCAAGTACCGTCTATTCGGGGGTGCGGCCGGCCCTGGCAAGTCTTGGGCGCTTCTCATGGAGGCCGTGGACCTGGCCGCGAATGTCTATGCGGGGATCAATACGATGGTGCTACGCAGGACGTTTCCCGAGCTGGAAGCGTCGATCATCCTGAACTTTCGCCGCCTCGTCCCACCGGAGGCCTACAAGAGCTATAACACTCAAAAACAGATAGTTACATGGCACAACGGATCGGTAACGAAGTTCGGATATTGCAAGACGGACGATGACGTTTGGCAGTATCAGGGTGGGGAGTGGGCTTTCGTGGGATGGGACGAGCTGACGCAGTTCACGCTGGCTCAGTGGGTGACACTCTCGGGGTGGAACCGGAGCCCTCACATGGGCGGCAAGATGGCGGGAGCTACGAATCCTGTGGGACCGGGCTTTGGGTGGGTGAAGGCCATGTGGCTCGACAAGAAGCCGCCGGCGGGTATGGATGAGGGGCAAGCGGCGGCATACGACCCGGATGACTACGAATTCATCCCGGCCTTGCTCTCAGATAACCCTGTTTACGCCCAGGATGAGGACTACAAGAAGAAACTCGAGGCTTTGCCCAATCACCTACGGGCGGCTCTCTTGGAAGGGCGTTGGGACGTTTTAGGGGGTGTTTACTTCGATATTTTCGACAGGGCTTCGATGTGCTGCCGGCCGGAGGAAATGGGGATGAAGCCCTGGTGGCCCAGGTGGGTGTCTGTGGATTGGGGGTATATCCACCCTTCCGCGGTCTATTGGCATTGTCAGAGCGATGCGGGGACCACTTTCACCTATCGGGAATTGGTCAAGTCCAAGCTCACACCGGAGGATTTGGCCTACGAGATCGTGAAGCGGAGCGGGAGCCAGGAGAAGGAGAAGATCCAGACGGTGTACCTGGCGCCGGATGCGTTTGCCCGTAGGCAGGGGCCTGACACGATAGCGGATCAGATGAACGCTATTTTCAGGGAAGCGAAGTTCCCTATCGCCCGTCCGGCCAACAATGACCGGGTGGGTGGGGCCATGCTGATGTACCAGATGATGCGGGACGGGCGCTGGATGATCGGGAGCCACTGTAAGAGCATCATCGAGTGCCTACCCATGATGATCCGGGATGATAAAAACGTCGAAGATGTGATGAAGATTGACGGGGACGATCCCTATGATTCCTGTCGATACGGCCTCAAGAGCCGCTACGCGCCGAAAGCGGAGCCTTTCGAGAGCCGGCTGCGGAAGATCGTCAAGCCCATCGAGGATCCGAATGATGCCATGATGAAAGTCCTGCAGGAGACTGCCAAGGAGAAGAAGCACAAGCGGCAAGTCAGGCGTATGCCGAAGCGGTATGGCCGGCAGAAAAAGGGATTGAACCGATACCCGACAAGTTGATTCTGTCAGAGATCCCGTGATAGCCTTTCACCTGTTTGGGTTAGACGTTTTCCATTCGCGCTCCCCGGTTTTCATGTTTATCCGGGGGGCGCATCCTTTCGCAAGTTTACGGTAGTGTCGGCGTTATCCAGTGGAGGAAACGCCATGGAAGTCGGCCAAGCAGCCACCTACGTTGACCTCGCCGGTAAACCTCAAGACTGCCTCATAGCCAAGATCGAAAATGGGAAAGCAAGCATCGTCGTCGTAAACGTCGATGGGCCATCGGATCCTTTGGGGCGGCTGAGAAGGGAACTGGACGGGGTGCGAATCGGAGACAAGCGCGGTTGTGTCATGGACCTGGATTCATGGAATCCAAAGCCCAAGGCAGAACCCAAGAAGAAATCCACCAACAAAACAGCGACGAAGAAAAAGGCCGGGGAGTAGCCATGAGGCTACTGGAATTCTTCAATGAATTCATCGACCTGTTCCGCTCGAGGTACGTCAGGTATCTGGAAGCGGAAGTGGTGCGTCTACGCATGGAAACCGCAGCCCTCAACCACACCCTCTTGGCCAGCAAGGGGATCCAACAAATACCCTCTCCCGACTTACAGGACTTGAGCGCCAGGGGGAAAGGTCTGCGTAGTGTGGGCAAGCAGGAGCCACGGGCGCCTGGAGAAATGAGGCCCGTTGTCGGTAGCGGAACCCATGCGAAATTGAGAGCGCAGCTTGAAAGGGCCAGTCATAAAGAAGCTGCCGAAATGGAAGCAGAAATCCGGGCTCAACGTCAAAAACAGGAGGAAATAAAAGCCCATGCCGCACAATGAAAAGGGCGATCACTACGCGAATCCAGCCTACGGGAAAATGATGCAGGGCGGGGGATCCAAGGGCGATAAGGCGATGGAAGCCTACGGGGAGAAGGCCGCGGCCTACCTCAAGGATGGCTACATGGTGAACCGAATGGAGATCGAGTACGCCGAGAATGGCTTTGTGGTGAAGTGTCATTGGGAGAAACCCAAGAAACCCAAGGATCATGGGTCGATGGAAATGGCCTACATGGAGCCCACCGTCAAGGTTTTCAAATCCGTTGGCCAGGTTCAATCCTTTGTGAGAGAAGCCTTCAACGACCACCGCCACGGCGGTAAATCAATGAAATACTGATGCCGTTTCGACCTTTGCAGAGGGAGAAAGTCAGGCGCAGAATTCCAATTCTTTTCGAGAGAGAGGGAGAATCTATGGGTAGAAAAGGCGGGATCGGGGGAGCAATTAAAGGCTTGGCTGGAAAGCGCAAGAAAAAGGCCGACAGCGGGGAGGGCGGTATCGGAAGGTGGCTACGCGCCTTCCAACAGCGGCAACGGCCACAGACGGGACCGAGGGACATTTCCACCCTACCGAGGGGGCCTGTTTCCAGGGGGAGGCCTGTCAGGCCAATAGGAGGGGGCATTTCCAACGCACCTATTTCCAGGCCAATGAGAAGGGGCCAATGGGGTGGTGGTGCCAGCGGCGGGGCCAACGGCGCCGGCGGGACTCTCCGAGGCCTCTTTGGAATGGGAAGTTAGCCAATGGGACTCACAACTGCCTCATACCCGTTGGGGAATATCGACGGTGATCTTGACGCCCCACTGAGCGGCCCCGGATACGGGAAGTTCATGGAAGGGCTCCCGGACCAAATCAAGTCATCCTTGCGCTCCCTCATCGCGGAAATGAAGGATGAAACTCTGAGCGCCAGGCGCGAGGAAGTGAAGAAGGCGAAGCAAGCCAGGGAGTATTGGAAAGGGATACAAAATATCTGGTGGGCCGAGTCGGATCAGGAGTGGAGATTCCCGTTTGAAACCCTTTACAACCGCGATTTTATCTCCGATCAGATGCCTCGTTACTCCTTTGTTACCAACATTTATCAGGCCTTTGGATTATCCATCATCGCAGTTCTTTCGCAGTCGAAGCCTGTCACCCGCCTTTTCCCTCAATCCAGTAAACAGCCCGAAGATGTGACCACGGCCAAGGTCGGCAACGAAGTCATCAAACTGATCCAGAGGAACAACGAGGCCAGTTCACTGTTGGAGCGGATCGGTTACTTCTGTTGGACCGATGGCAAGGTTGCCGGGTATATGCGCTACGTTCAGGATGGCCTGAGATTCGGCTACGAGGACGTACCGGAATACGGAGAAGGGCAAGTGCAGCTCCCCGGTGAGGAAGCCGCCTACTCATGCCCGGAGTGTGGTGGGCAGACCCCAATGAGCGAATTCCCGCAGGACAACCTCTGCCCCGGTTGCGGATCCCCCCTGGATGAAAGTTCCCTGATGAGCCCCGAGAGCTACACCGTTCCGCAGGAGACTGGAAGCCAGAGGGTAGCGAAGGGCCAGGAGGTACTGGACGTTTTCGGAGCCCTCGAGGTACGCACCCCCATGTGGTGCAACAAGCAACACGAATTCCCCTATCTGATTTGGTCTACGGAGATCCACAGGGCAAAACTTCAGGCAACCTACCCCCATATCAGGGAAAAAATCTCTCAGGAAACTCCTTCAGGTGGAGAGGATACCTACGAGCGCCAGGTGCGGCTGCGACTCCACTACAGCGGCATCTATGACGAGGCCGGCACTCCATCGGCCAACCTGATTACCTTTGACCGTTGCTGGCTACGCCCGTTTGTGTTCGAGGGTATTGACGATGACGGTATCCGGGCCGAGCTGTACCGCCTTTTCCCGGATGGAGTCTACTGTGCTTTCGCTGCCGATCAGTTTGCGGAGGCCCGGAATGAGAACATGGATGACCACTGGACGGTGATGAACGCCATGCCCGGTGACGGGCAGAACAGACCGGCCATCGGAACCGCTCTAGTGTCCATCCAAGAGCGTTACAACACCCTGAACAACCTTGTCGTAGAGAATATCGAATTCGGCGTTCCTCCAATATACGCCGATGATAGCGTCCTGGATTTCGATGCCATCGAGGACACCACCGCCGAACCTGGGAGTCACTACCCCGTCACGCCACCACCATCGGGGAGGGTCCGGGACGCTTTCTTTCAACCACAACCAACGCCCCTGGCGTCTGAAACCTACCGCTATATCAACGATCTTGCCGGCCCGATGGCTCAGTTCCAAGTTGGTGCATTTCCATCACTTATGGGTGGTTCAGCCGCGAATATTGATACAGCATCAGGATACGCTATGTCGAGGGATCAGGCCCTTGGCCGACAAGGCATCTTCTGGCGCGCCATCAAAACCTTTTGGGACTCCTGCATGGTCAAGGGGGTAATGGTCTACCGGGACAACCGGAACGAGGATTTAGAGATCCCCATGAGCGCCTTGGGCCAGGAATACGACAGTCGGTTGATTCGGCTCGATGACCTTCAAGGAGCAATATCGGTCTACTCGGAAACCGACGAACAGTTCCCCGAAACTTGGGTCCAGAAGCGCCGAACCCTCATGGAGCTGTTGGGATCCGGCAACGCGGAATTTGGAGCGATCCTACAGCATCCCGAGAACATGAAGATCCTCAAGGATCTACTTGGCCTGGACGACCTGGAAGTACCCGGAGACACAAGCCGCGACAAACAGTGGAAAGAGATCACGCAGTTGGTTGAGGAACAGCCAATTCAGACCGAGGTAGGCTTTGAATCGTCAGTGGAAATTGACGTTTTCGACAGTCACGAAGTTGAGTTGGGAGTGCTGGCAATCTGGATCAATTCCGCAGAAGGCCAGAAGGCCAAGGAACAGAACCCAATGGGCTTTGTCAACGTCAAGGCCCATGCCCTACAGCACCAGGAAGCCATCCAAATGCAGGAAACGGCATCGGAGAAAAAACAGTTGATTATGACCGCTGCGATGGCCCAGGCCGAAGCAGCCGGGAAACTCCAAATAGAGCAGGAAAAGCCGGATCCGAAGCCGGCAGCGAAAGGGAAGAATTGAGGCTGCGAGACTGGATATTCACCCTGGCGATCATCACGTTTTTGATGGCTGTGGTGGCCTTGACCGAGGACATTCCGCTCGAGTGGGATCCCTACGATGCGCCGGCCAATATCACCCATTTTGACGCCGAATGTACCCAGGACATTATGGCCGATCCGATCCCTTGGACGACGATGAATCAGACTCCAATACCCCCCACTGAGACAACCTTTGTCGTCCAGGGAGCTTCAGGAGGTTTCTGGTTTTGCCGGATCAATGCCATATCCCCATCCGGTGACTCCAACACCATGAAGGGCATTTGGAAGTTCCTCGATGTGACGGATCCAGGGGGAGCCAGGACGCCGTAATGCCCATCGAACTAATCAACAAGATCAAGATTTTCAATCAGCCCGTGGTGGAGGCCGAGCTTGCCGCTATCACCCCCGCTCTGCCGGCCTACACGGTCCAGTGGGCGGGTTTTGTCGGGGTCAGGGGAGGTTTCGGGCGCATCGAGCCCTTTGCGGAGGCCACACGGGTCATAGCGAGAAAGAACGGGGTCGAGGACGTTGCGGCCAGGGGGGATATTCGCTTCGACACCAGGAACAGCCTGACAGCGGCCCAGGTGACTTCGATCAACACGGTACTGGATGACCATGATCCCGATGCCAGCGGAGACACCCCGGAGCAGTCGAAAGAGAGACAGACGACAGCCGATATTGCCGAGCTGCGCGCCATCTACGATGCCGGCATAGCGGATAGGACCATGGAGCTGAACACCAAACTCACTCTCATAGAGAGTGGGGAGGACTTATAGTGTCAGAACTTCTTTCCACCATCACAAGCCAGGCATCCGATGGAGCTTCGGGGATTTTCGAGGACGTTGGGGATCTGGAAGATACCGTGGTGGTGCCATCGGGCGGCATCGTTCTACTTACCGCCGTGGTGCCGCTTGACCACAGCGCCACCGGCGATGAAGCCGCCGACTTCCGTTTCGCCGTGGATGATGTTTTGCAGGGACCGGAGGTAACAGCCTTCAAGGATGGGTTATCGTCCACTTGCGGCGTGGCTCTCTGTTGGGCCATATCTGGCCTGAGTGGATCCACGAAATTCGCCCTTCAGTGGCGAATAAGAACGGGAACCCCGATTGTGGACACCGGGCGGGTGAGAGCCTTCCAAGTGCTGCATATCAGCGATGCAAGCCTGTTGGTGAACATCAGTTCCACTTCAGCCGATTCGGCCAGCGGGGGTTACTCCGACATAGATGAAATGACCGACACTCAGACCCCGGCAGGAGTGGGTAGCATCTTGCTCATGCTTGCCAATATGAACGGGGAAATTAACAGTTCGGACAACACAGCGTCCTTTCAGTTCACCGTGGCGGCTAGTATTGTCGGGCCGGAATCCAAAGCCTTTGAAGATTCGGAAAATGAAGGGTGCGGAATGTCCCATCTTTGGATGGAAACGGGTCGGAGCGGGTCTATCGCTTTCGCCCTTCAGTGGGACGAGCTTCAGCCGAGCTACGCCACCGACACAGGCCGGGTGAGATCCATGCAAATCATCGAGATCACCGACAGGGCGAATCTTCTAACCGCTATCACTTCAAACGCCGCAGATGCCTTGACCGGATCGTACACCGATGTTGTGGATCTGGTGGACACGGTAGATGTGGACGGTACGGATTCGATCTTGCTCTTTTCGGCCATGGTGCCGCTGTTAGAGGATGTTGACAAAACGGCGGCTTTCCGCTTTTACGAGAGTGCTGTAGGAGAAGGCCCGGAGCAATACGTTTATTCGGATAACGAGGATCCTGACGAGGCTTGCGGCCACTCCCTTTATTG